GCTGACCCGGTATTCTCTCAAATAAAAAACGAGCATTTTTAAATCGACTGACATCCGGAAGAGTTGATACTTTAAAAGTAAGCCCTAATCCGTCAATTTTATAAACTGGAGATGAGGCTTCAAGGCACGCGCTTATTGCAGTGGAATCGTCATTTATACCATCACCAACAGCTCCAAAATCTTTGGGGCTAATAGCATCACGCATTTTATCCTGGAACGTTCGGTACACAGCCCCAGAACCATACTGAATAAACCAACCAAAACCACCAACAACCCCGGCGATTGCAGCATCGACATAATTACGCATTGAGCGATTATTTACAGCGTCCTGCTCAAATGATGGATCTGCAAGGTTAGAAATTTTGTTTTGCTTTGCATCGTAATATTTTGCAAGCAAAGATGGTTTCATCAATGCACGTCTGAACCACCCAAAACATTGCTGGATCAGCATCGTCAGGTAGTCAAAGGCATCTTCATGCACTTCGGGGAAAAATTTTCCCTGATTGCGAAGGTCTGTCTCCTGCACTACATCAAGCACACGATCTATCGTAATTCGCCATCCAGTAGCAAGCGGAGACGGAAGAACCACAGAACCGCCACTATAAGTGCCCGCCCCAGTTACCGTATAACCGGTATCCAGAACCAATTCTGTTACGTTCCCGTTCAGGTCAGACACCTGAACAACCAGGTCTGATTTTCTGAAAATTCGAAAAGTATACGGAAACGATGTCGTAACGCCGTTACCGGTGTATTCGTTGTGGTCAACTTCGGTTGAGACCGTCATGTTAAATCTCCAGATAGTCGCAGCACCCGTTGCGCCGCATATCTGGTTATTCTATTACCTGAAAAACCACATATGGATAGAAAGGCTGTAAATACGAATAGATATTACCTTTCAGGTAATTTGCAAAACGTGCTGGATAGCAAACAAATTATTTGCTACTGTATAAATATACAGTTATTGCATGGAGAAGATTAAGATGCAGCAGTATCACTATCCACTGGAAAACGGATTTACCGAAAGGATTCACACGCCGGGAGGCGTCAGGTCACTGGTGGAGGGATCGCACTTGATGAAATTACTCCGAGATCTCGATAAGGATGGATTTAATGTCGATGGCCCACTTGCCGAACTGACTGCACTGATTAACTACGTCACCAGCTCACAGATGTCTATGCAGGATCTGCAAACACATCTCGACTATTGTGCCGAACAATTACGAAAACAAACCCGGTAAATTTAAAGGCCGCAAGAGCGGCCTATCGTTTCGCTTTGTGCTCGTCCCAGCACGTTTTGCACCATGCCATTAAGCCGTCCGCATTTTGATTATTAGGGTAAAAGCTGGTCCGTTTTCTGCGGACATTACAAATTGGGCACCACTTCATATGGCGTGTATTCTTTGGGCCATCGAGACACCTTGCACACCACTTAGTCAATCCATCTGGATTTTTTGACGATTTCCGGAATTTGTCATATGGAAGGTTTATTCTGCATCGCAAACACTGCTTGCGGCCACTTGAAACTCTGTTAGCTGATTCTTCTTTTGGCGGCGATACAGAAGGTATTCTTGCTGGCTCTGATACTGCCTGAGGTGCTTTTTTAGATGACTGAGACGATATGTCATCACCAGGGAATCTTCCATGATATGCCGGACGCGTTGACACTCCAGGTGGAAGCTCAGCTGTAAACGGCTTTGGCTGAATCAGTTGCCTCTCTTTTGCAAACTCCTGCTGTTTATAATATGTCTGGATTACCGCACTATCATAAGCAGGAGGTACGGAAATATCAGGCGCGTTACCTCCAGTTTTTTGAAACTGAGTAGATGTGTGTTCTATCACCTGTGTACGACTAATCGTTACCTCCCCATCTTCGGTCTTTATCGTTTTGTTCTGATTAACGACCGTACGATCAGAGATCTTAGTCTTGTTCTGGTTGATAACGTAAATAATCACCGCAACCACACCAACAACTATCCAGAAAACTTCCATTGCTTTTCCTCACAATAACATTACCTTAAAGGTAATATCTTGCTTTCAGGTGATCAAGCGTTAAACGCAATCAACCAAATACGGTTGATTTTAATATTTCTTCGCGCTTATCATTACCTTTGCGGTAAATTTACATCGCACTCCTCTTGTGCCATAGTAATCGGGCACTGGCAAAATCCAGTGCCGGGATTGGCGTCCCGGGTTACTACAGAGGCACATATGCCGCATAAGCGGTTTTTTTATGTGTAAAGCGCACCTATTCTATGGTGGGCTGTGTGGGGGCACCGAAAGGTGCGCCGGGTCCTTTGTAGCCGGTTACGCCAACCCTGCACAGTTCACCACCAACCGATTGGCGTCGGTAGTGGTGATTAACCTAACTACAAAGGTGATCACTATGACTGCTAACGTAACCCCATCTGTTTTTCATTTTGAATCAGAGGCAACCATTCGAGCCATTGTTATTGATGGAAATCCTTGGTTTGTTGCCAAAGACGTTATTAAAGCTCTTCAACTGACAAACCCCACTATGTCAATAAAATCTCTTGATGATGATGAAAGGGCTAAATTTAACTTAGGCCGTCAAGGCGAAACCAATATTATCAACGAGTCAGGCCTCTACACACTGATCCTCCGCTGCCGCGATGCGGTGACACCAGGCACTATCCCCTACCGCTTTCGTAAATGGGTTACGGGTGAGGTTCTTCCTCAGATCCGCCGCACCGGAAGTTACATTAAAAACTCGCTCCCGCAGGAAGAACGCATAAAGATGGTTGCCGACCAGGTAGCCAACGCCACGGCGTCAGCAGTGATGCAGGCAATGAAGATAGAGAACAACACCTACAGCGCCCCGCTGAAGCCCGGCTACCGCAGTTTGATTCACTCGCCGTCTGGTGTTCTCGGCCTGACGGAGAACTCACTGCTGATGAATCTGCTGAACCAGTTACAGGAAGACGGGCACGACGTATCGGGCGCGGCGGCGGAACTGACCACCATGTTCTGCTACATCGTCGGTGTGAGTAAATGCCTGCGTGATATCCAGACCCACGCGGAATACATCAACGACAAGGCAGGGGTCTTCTGACAGAACGGCGGCACAGGGATGTGCCTTTAAATAATTCTGTACAGATTGCAGGTGAATAGCGTACTATTACCCCAAAGGTAAGAAAGTTGATTTGTAACATTTTAGTTTGTAGTTACCGTGATGGTTTTGCTGCAGAAAGTTAACTAGTCAAAATCACACCGTATGTAAGTCACGTCTGTTCCCGTATGGGAGGATGATATGTTTAAATTTGATATGCAACTCAACCAAAACTATGCCTCTTTTTACCATCCAGAAACTGGTAAAGCTGTTTTCGTTGACTCTTTCGATAATGAAGAATTTGATATCAGAATTGGGACCCTACGCCAAAGTAAGCATGTTGCTACTGTACGTGCATCCAATGATGATGAATTAAATCAAAAAATAAGTGAGGCGACCTCCCGTTATCTATGTCTATAACAGAACAACAACTCATTGATCTTGAGGATGAGATTAACGAGATCTTGCAAGAAGATGCGGCAAGAATTCACTTTTCATTTCACGCAGCATATGAACGCCTGAACGACGAGAGGAACAAACCGCCAATTACTCTTGCTGAGCTTGAAGATGTGTTTAAATCGTTTATATCTGCACATCTGCAGACTGTTTTGGATTTTGCTGAAGGTACAACTTTCACCATAAAGTGCAACAAAAGCGCCCTTCATTTTCCTTGCGCCATTGTACACGAAAGAGAGTTTGGGAAAACGTGGGTTATCCAAAACGTCATTACAGCCATGAGGAAAGTGGGATTCAAGTCTAAAGATTCTATTATCCTCGAAGTTAATTAAGCCCGCACTGAGGGCTTTTTTATGGACGAAACAAAAGTCAGTGCTACACTCATTGACGCCACATTGAGGTGGCTTATAGATGGAAATTTCACAATGAAAAAAGCATTTGCTGCACTGTTCGTTTTGTTGTCTCTGGTAGCTTCAACTCAGGCCTTTGCCGGTCGTTGTCAGCACGACAGCGACACTGCTGCTGACGGCTCCCGCTGCGGTGGGCGTTCTGCGGATTCCCGCCCGGGTGGCGGTGGCATTCGTTAAAAACAAGGCCGCGAAAGCGGCCTGTGACATGTCACGCAACGCAATTATTACCGCGCCATGTAACATTTTTAATAATCTTATCAGCACCAAACTCAACGTAAACAGAGCAACTGAAATGGAGTGTATAACCGCCATCAGTTGTTGCGTATGTGTTTGAATATATAGTATTACCAATTAGATTAGACGTAGTATTATACGTTGTGGTTTGTGGTACGTTATAACTACCAGAGCTTGAGTAAACATACACTCTGTTTCCATCTGGAGATGTAAGCTCTCCCTGAGGATACCCCCACTGCTGAACCATTGCGTCTATACTCTGCCCGCGCCACGTAAGCATATTTCTTTCAAACTGTGCAGCTGACTGGCATCCAACGAGAAGCATAAATCCAAAAATCAAAAATACTTTTCTCATAATTACCCCTATCATGGAAAAACAGCACCAATCCACAAATTAACTAGTTATTTTATTATTCTTCCGAACAATACAATTCCGAATACTACAAAGCCGAACCATGCCGCTGCACGCAACAGAGATTCCAATTGAAACCCATTTTTATCAAAATGTATGAATAGCATAAAAACGCTGCACATATTAGTACAATAAAAGTTATTTGAACCATCATATCTCCTTTTATTGCGGAGTGACATCCTGTGGTCGCCACCAGTATGTCTGGTTAAACTCTTTCTTCGAACGTTGCTCCATTTTACGCAAATAGCCTGGTGAAAAATACTCCTGCATCTGGTTAAAGATCATGTGATCGAGAGCCGCCTTCAAGTACCAGAGATTCGCACCAGGCATCAAACCTTTCCCCAGCTTCACCAGATCACCACCAGTCTGCTCACTCTTCCCTTCCACAGCATTTAACGGTATGCCCTGAGCAATCTTCACTACGTCATCAACCAGACCAGCTACCGGGCCAAGCATCGACGCCAGCGCGCCGCTTCCGTACCTAGTGTGATCTGACAATAAAAAGTCACCGTAAAGGCCAAGACCACCACCTTTCAGTAAAGCACCAAGCCAGAATTTTGCGGCATCTTCTCCTGTCATCTCTCGAGGATTACGACCAGACGCAAGGTCGTTAAGTTGCTGCGACAAAGCGCCAAGAATGGTCGTACTGGCAATAAACGTCGCAATATATGCCGCACGCCCACCAGCAGACGGCATACCCATAGCGCGTGACCAGTGACGCATAACAACCGAGATAGGGAACGATTTAAACAGGAAAACACTTCTCGTTAATTCACCTTTCCATGTTCCACGCTGAATACCAGAACCGGTTATCAGTTGCTCACGTGCTCCCGGTGTAATAACAGCCATATCAACTTCTTCAGTTACGGCACCGAGCAGTTTACGCATTGCCTCAAATTTCACGCGTTCAGGCTCACCAAGATGTTTAACTGCTGAATCAGGGATACGCATAATGCTTTCCGGTGTCAGCATCGTATTATTACCGTTCCCCCAGTCCTCCTGTTTCGCCAGCTTCCATACGCTCCAGTCTGTGTCAGTAATCCCTTTGCTTTTCAGGATACGAAAATCAGAGTCATCGAGGCTACGAAGGTCTGGTGTCCGTGACACTACTTCTCCCAGGCTTCCCATCATGGTTACGCCATAGGCGCGCTTGTGCGCATCTGACCATGCTGTAAGCCCACTGGCACGCATTACCGCCGTTGCCGCCCAACGAGACACTGACGGCCCCATATTATCCATCGCCCAGCGGTTAACGCTGCCAAGTAGAGATTCCATCGCCAGACCAGCGCGGCGCGCCCGCGCAAGTTCTGTACGGTTCGTTGGGTCCATAGCTTCAAGCTGGTTGCGGAATAACTGGTTCATTGGAAGGTTGGTAACCTTCGCAGACAGATACATGGTTCCAAGATCAGAGAACGATGACAGCAACGCGGATCCGAGTCTGCTGGCAACCAGCCAGTTGCGGATATTGTCAGACCATCGCGCGATGTGCGGATTCGCTACAGGCTGTGTCTTTCCGGAAATAAAGTTGTACAGATTCTCTGTGTTGTTCGCCAGCCGCTCGACTTTACCGGTTTTACTCGGGTTAGCTGTTGCCGTTTCTGCCTTCACCTGATCAAGAAGAGAGCGGAAAACATGATCGGGGTTTGGGCCATATGTTTCCACCAGTGCAATATCTTTACTGATACCTTCCAGGTGACCGACCATGATTTCCCATAGAGAGCGATCGCCATAAAGTTGCTGATATTGCAGATAGGAATCTGCATCTTTGAAATGTATCTGTCGTGATGCATTACCACGGTTAGCACGTGCGCCGGAAATTCGCATTCCGGTATCAGTAAGCTTATTCAGCCCACCAGTAGCGATCGTGTTATAAGCCTCTCCAAGAAATTCAGACAACTCGGCATCGTTCATCAGTTGTCCATCGGCTCGGGTATAATATTTGCGATCCAGCTTACCTATAACATCGCTAACCCACTTATCCTTTGATACCGCCCCAACCTTTTCCATAGAATGATGTTGAGGGATCCCCCAGTTTTCGAGATAGCCAATGTCCCCACCAGCATCATTAAACCGGCGGCGCAGCAGCTCTGTAACTTCTCTCCACGCCTTAGCACCTTTCCTTGCTTTAGCATTGCCAGTATTTTGCCCCCGCATTTCATATACCAGGTCACGTACGCCCGCTTCATCTTCAAACAGACCAAAAAAGCGAGGATCAACTGCTTCGAATGCCTCCTGCAATTGACTCAATGCATAATCACGGGTGGCTTTTGTTCTGGATTCAACAGAGAGGAAATTAGATTTACCGTCTGCATTAAAAGCTATAGTACGGTTAAGAGCACCAAGTTTCCCATCAGCCCCTTGATAGCTATTGATAAATTTATCCAATCTCTGACGCGCGGCTATAGTGAGAGCCACACGACGTTTCTTTAATGCCGCTTCTCGCTGTAATTCTTCAGATGCCAATTGTGCTGCTCGATATAGCCGCTCTGATTCGGAAAGTTGTCGCCACGAGATCGGGTCATCACGAGCAATGGAGCGCATATTTCGATAAATGCGGTCTTCAATGTTCTGTATTTCTCGCGCCGTTAAAGTGCGCTGCGCCGCCTGCTGGACCGCTTGTATACATTCCTGTCTCATTTAATTTAACCTCTCAAGAAACACGCCACAGCGACATCAAACAGGCTGGAATCCTGTATTGCCTGCTCACTTTCCCTGTTCGCTTCATCCAGTACTTCACGCGCACTGCGCGATTGTGGATTACCATCATCATCCAGCACGGTGATTATCATGTCAGGTGATTCAAGCAGCGAGTCTTCAGCTATGCGCAGATCAATATCTCCTGCCTTATCTGACAGCATTTTTTGTTCTGCCTGTTGCAATATTTTATCAGGCTCAAAAGGAGCTACTTCGTCTGGCGTCCTGACCTCTGCTGTTTTATAGAATGAAACAGCCTGAGCATTAAGTTCACTTTCTGCCTGCTGTCTCCGAGCCAGTTCTGCTCGAGCTTCAAAAAGCTGACCGCCAGGCTCGTGCGGTGCCAACGCGTTACGGGAAAATTCCAGGCGTTCTTGTGCCTGCCGGATTCGTTGATCAATATCGCGAAGTCTGGCCTGTTTATCTGATCGAGCACGAGACAAAGCTTTACCGCTACCGGTTGGCTCTTCTGCAAGAATTTGTGCACGCTGTTCAGTGAGATTTTCAATAATTCGTTGGCTATTAGCGATTTCAGACTGGTAAACCTGTCTATCTCCACGCGGCAAAAGCTGCGCGGCCTGTTCTTCAAGCAACCGATTTTCTATAGCGCGCGCCGTTACTCCATCATCTACAGATGACAGAGCCTCATTAACTGCCTGAGACAGCAGACTCTTGCGCCCAGGAATTTCACTGAAAGATGCAGACTCAACAATGCTGGCAACGTCTACAGGTCTCCCCTGGCTAACATCAGACATAGCTTTTCGCAGAGCCTGAATGTGAGAATTGCGCGAAAGCACGTTGATCGGCACGCCGGGCGCAATATCAATTTCAGCATGATGAGCGGCATTCGCCGCCAGTGCAGCATCGATATCAACTGGTGAAAAATTTGGTGCGTTTGTAGACTCGCCGCGAGAGTTAATAAATCTGCCGACACCACCAAACGCCACCCCAAGAACAGCATCAATAGCAATTGCCTGTCGATCCAACACATCATATTGGTTAGCCATTTCGCTATAGCCACCATCACGAAGTGTTTTTGCAGTAAGCCCACGCTGTGCCATACCGAACGCAATATTTGTACCTGCGGCATAGGCAATATCTGGCGTTGCACGTACTGCTGTTGCTGCGGCGCGTCGCACTGAACTCTCACCCGTCCGCGCAAGCTGAGCCGCCACACCTTCCGCCAGCGCACCACCAGCACGTAACCCGAGGCTCATAGGGATCAGTGTTCCGGCACCAGCAGTAATGCCCTGCACTAATCCCGCTTCCTGCGCCGTCCTGAAATCAACACCCTGTGCTGTCAACCGTTCAAACTCAGAAAAACCCTGTAGCGAAGTTACCGCCGCTGCACCTCCGACAGGACCACCGAGCGTTGTACCGACAACAGCCTGCCCGCCCATATCGAACAACCCATAAAGAACCTGCCCGGCGGTTCCGGTTGTCGCGGCATCAGGCGTCAGCCGCTTAACCTGCTGCTCTGCTAGTTTTCTCTGCTCGGCAATGTATGAAACTGAAGTATCATTGAGCGAGGTGTTTTCGTTAATAAACTGAGCAATCGGGGATACGATTTTATCCATCCCTGCCCATAGCAACTGATCTGGCTTTGCCACCAGCCCGGAGTACAAACCAGACAATGCCGCTCCTACAGCATTGTCGAAAAAACCAACATCGCTGTTAAAGCCCGCTGGATTTGATGCTGCTTCGTCAAGTTGCTGATTCTGGTTTACTGGATTAAGGCCAAAGTAACTCATTGCGGAATATCTCCGGAGAATCTCTGACGCTTCTGTGTCAGATCAAGAACAACAGGAGAACCATCATCTTTCAGCAGATAACCAGTACCAAGTTTCACCAGGTACTGACTATCGCCGTAACTTTGCAAACCATACTGACCAGGCGGTGTTTTTATCCCGGTGCCGACCACTTGTTCATTCCAAGCCTGATTAACCTGCTTATCGAATTGCTCTGCAGACATTCCCCACGGCAAAAGGACATTCCCCATTCCGTTATAGTCATGCACGCCACCTGTAGCTACGTTAACAGCCTGCTTCCAGATATCAGTGTCAATTTCGCCTGATATCACGCCTTTTTTCGCCATCACACCAGCGTAATAGTCCTTTGCGATCTCGTATGCCATTGATGCCCCCTGAGCATCACCAGCAAATGCATCCTTCACCATGTCAGAAAACTCAAGGCGAAGATCAGCATCTTTAGGCATCGGAATACCTTTCGCATCATCAGTACCTTTACGAGCCGCCGCGCCAGTAAGAATTGTCTGCGCAGCGGTTTCAGGAGACACGGAAACATCCGGATTAAACCAGTTTTTTTCTGCCAAAATACCACCAGGCTTGTCCATCAGTATCCCGGCAACGGCAGCAGATGGAGCGTTGGCACTGATCTGCTGTAGTGCTGACATATACACCTGCCCACCACCAGTGCTCTGCCTGATGGTATCGAGATATGCTGCCTGTTGGGAAACTGGAGCATCACGAAAGAAAACACCGATCTGATTGGCCTCGTCTTTGGAAAAGAACGTCAGTGGAGTGCCATATGACTTAGCAAGGTCACTGACCTGAGCAGCACGCAAGGCAACGCTCTGTCCAAAGTTATCCTTATTGCTCATGTCGATAGGCTTTGCCTGTCCGGCGGCAAGAGAGAACTGTACAGGATCAGCCTGTCGCTGCTTTATCACCTGACTTGCAGCCGACACAACGTTGTCATAAAGAGCGGCTCGTGCCGCATAACCCTCCCCTGTCTCACCAGTATCCGGGCGTAATTGCTCAACATATGCTGTAATGCTGCTTGTCGGCATGTTGCGGAAAGAGCCTATATACTGTCCGGCGATTTGCGTATTTCTGAACTCGGTATATCGCAGGTTTCCTTCTCTGACTCCATAAGCTGCAATAAAATCAGCCTCACCAGGTGGGTTAGGAAATTCAACGCCCCGCATATACGCAGCTGTCGCATCGCGAACCTTGCTGTCAATCATCGTTTTATATTCAGCCTGCTGCTGCCGACGCAGTTGATCCGCCTGTCGCATAAAACTTGCCTGCGCCTCAGGAGATGCCGCATCGAATGCTGCATTACCGGTATAGCGTTTGGTGTTGGTTGGAATTGTTGATAAACCAAGTGCTGCACTGACACCAGCAGTTAACTGCTGATCACTGTATGGCTGGCTACCGTTCTCATGATGGATAATGGCTGCACAAAGCGCCTTCAGGGTATCAGGATTAGATGCATCGAGAGGCTCATCAGCAGAAACGCCAAGTTGTTCGCACACTGCTTTGATATACGACATAGTGTCATTTTTATCAGTAGGCGGTGCCCAGCGATTAATTATCTCGCTGACGGTATCAATACCCTGCCTCTGATACGACATCAGGTTCCGCCCTAATGCACGAATCCCGTGTTCAGGTGTTTCGAATTTAGCAAATCGACCATCATCACCGGTCTGGCCTACCCACGGATTAGTTTTGCTGTATTCGAGATTTCCTGGGTTATTGTTGCGTATGCCACGGGCACGCTCGGAAGAGTCACTATCTGCTACAGCACGGCGAGCTCCAGCAGCAGTATCACTTAACTCGCCATTACTTTGGATGAATGCGGTCGCATTGTTTGCCGACCACTGGGACAATGCAGCATCAGCAACCTTCTCTTTAAACTCGATTTTCTTGGCCTGGATTTGCTCGTCACTCCAGCCATGTGCAATGCCGTAATCCTCAATTTGCTGGAAAGTTTGCTTATTAGCCAATACGTATGCGGCGTTGTCGCCATACAATGCTGCGGCATTTTTACCATTGTTCAGCAGCGTAGCCTGAAACTGGCCTTCTTCGTAGGCATTTATTTGCCCTATCTCGTGCCGCCCTGCCTGCGTAGTGAACTGAATGCGCTGCTGCTGCGCCTGCTGCATGAAAGCATTACGAGCCTGTTCATCCGGCAGCGACATAGCCAGTTGTTCGACCTGAGCATCAAACTGCTGCGTATACTCCTGACCTTTTCCAATAGCATTTTTCCCTTTCAGGTTAAGCAATCCTGTTTCAGGATTATTCAGCAGATCACTGCTTATCTGACTGAGGTTAAGAGATGCCTCCTGAGCCAGAGCGATATTGGCACGCTGTTTTGCCTGACCAAAAACATCAATTGCCTCTGTCCCTGCCCGAACAAAAGCATCACCAATACCTGGCTGAGAAAACGTCTGCAAGCCTGCTGACTGAACTCCACGGCTCTGAACCTGACGGCCGGATACTGTTGGTACGACTGGCATTATAATCCTCCGGGTAATCTGGTTCCTGCTGCTGCCCCGATTGGCGCAGGGGTGCTTTGAGTAAACGGACTCCACGTCCCACCAAACATCTGGTACGCACCGTATGCCTTCAGAGGCGCAGTGAGCAATGTTGTTGCTGCTCCCACATTCCCCTGTTTACGGGCTGAACTGGCTTCTGCTTTATAGTTGGCAGCCTGAACCTGATAACCGTAAGCCTCGCGTTGCGCGTTATTCACCGTCGTCAGAGAATCAAGAGCGCCAAACTGGGCAGTGTCGCCAAATATATCCAGCGCGTTACCTGTAGATAAATCAGCGCCGGTAGCCCCCATTGTCGCCGCCTGTGTACCAAGCCGCTGTCGGGTCTCTCTGCGCCGTTGCTCAGCTTCAGCGTTACCTCTGTTTATTGCATCATTTGCCTGAGCTGTGGCTATATCTGCGTTCGCTTCTGCAACCTTCGAGGCATACTTTCCCTGTTGGTACTGGGTGTATGCCTGAATGCCACTCATGGCGAGCATTGCGCCACCAGCAATAACCGGATCGCACATTATTTTCTCTCCATGTGAAATCTGTGGAAATTAAGACCAAGAGCACCATAAGGCGCGGCTTCTTCAAGCCTGAATCCAAGCCAGTGCAGCCATGCTTTGGCAACATGGTTTCGCTCATCGACATAGTTTTCCAGGCGCGGATAAACTGCCAGCATCTGCTGCAATACAGGGCGGCAGTGGCGAAGAAATGTCTTCTGATATTTTTCGATACGGCTGGTTCCGACCAGCCAGGGCGTACCATTGCCACCGATCATTGACGCCGGAGATACGCCAAACATGGTTACCAGTTCTCCGTTCGCAAATCCTGACCAGGCCATAGTCGCAGTACGCAGACCAACACGCAGCGCATCTTCGGTAGTCATCAGTGATACCGCATACAGTTCGTCAATATCAGCCTGACGAACATCCGGCAAAATCATCTGAAGATGCTCTTCGGTTGCGGGAATAATTTGAACATCGATCATCAGAACCCCCCAACAGTAAGGCGAGGAATAACGGCAAGAACAGACAGCGGCAACGGATCAAGCTGACGGATTTTTGCACGTCCGTTTTTGCCCCAGTTACTGTCCAGTTTCACTTCTACTTTTCCGGTAGCATCATCAACAGGATCATCGTAGAACTCGAATTCACGCTGTGGATATTCGTACCATTTACCGCCGGGCGTAGTCGCCCAGATGCCGCGACTGGCATTCACAACCAGAGTAACGGAGGGGATCACCTGTTTTTTGTCCAGTAGCGTTTCCTGTCCGTTAATGTTGATATCCAGTGTTTCGAATTCAGCAGTTATTGGCAGGCCGATGTGCACTACAGCCCCCGGAGATTCCAGCGTGACGGCACCTCCGGAAACCACTTTCTGTGGTTCCACGTTCGCATCAGAGAGAATGTTTACGGTCTGGCCTTCAAGATGAGACAGGCCTCCAAATGTCCGGCGCGCCATCTGCCAGTTCGTGGTGGCCACATTCCTGAGGGATGGCGGGACGTTCCTGTTAGCACGAACCACTACAGCGGTATTGCTGGTTACAGAAATAATGTCGCAACGTAATTCTTTTGACACCTCATCGCCAGTATCAGGATCAGTTCCGGTATAAGGGAACTGTAGTTGCGCGCCGACATCACTACTGGTGAAGTACGCACCACCAGAAACACTGATTGTATATTCCGCGCGGTAATCCCATTCGCCAGAACCACCAGTGATGATCATCGTTCTGTCAGACGTATTTCTTCCATCATAGCTAAGGCCAGAATCAACAAAGAAAGCATCTTCATCGCTGGTAAATAAACGGCTGGACAGTCGCTCGATGTATCTCACTGTTTGCCCGTTAACGGTTCGGTTAACGACGAAATACACCGCATCTTCATTGCCTTCGCTGATACTGCATGTGCTTTCATATTTTCCAGTACTGGATTGTGGTGCCCATGCAAAAACCTGCTGATCACGCAAATAGGTCATCACCAGTAATTTACCGTCATCACGAATGCAGAAGGCGCTGGAGTAAGGGACTATCGAGAAGCACCAGTCAACAATGCTGTGCTTCTGAAAAAGATGATTGGCAAGGATGGTCAGGTCGTTCCCCTGATAGCCGTCAACATCGAATGAGTAGGCCAGATCACGGACAACACTGCCTTTCTCCTGGACGAACAGAGCAATATTCGCCACGGCAATTGGTGGGACATTGCTCGAGCCATTTGATCCCTGAGAGCTGAATGCAAATGATGATGGGGTTAACACTTTGTTCTGGTCGCCGGTGATGACGTACTCACCTCCGGAAGTCAGCGCCACCAGCGAACCGACATCAATCAGGTGGCGGATCTCATTAACCTGACGCCCGGCATAGGTGTAGATAATTCTGTCGTCATCCTGCGTAGGATTGCTTTTGCCAAAATCCTTATAATCCCCAGTACGGCTGGCCCAGATAGTCTGAGGGAACGCAGTCGATGCGGCGAAGTAAAGACGTTGTTGATAATAAACAACAGTGCCAGGATAACCGTTAATACTGTTCCAGGCATATTTAGCCCATTTATAGCTGGCATTATCCTCGCCAACTACCTGCGAAGGGATATAGGAAATCACCTCGGCAGTTGCAGTAGTTCCATTTGCAGCAGAGATACGGGCAATGCCAAAACCACTGTGCAGATACTCCCACTCAATGCCGGTATCATCATCACCGGATCCGCCCCAGCCATCCCATGATGTGCCTTCTGTATGCGAAGGGCGCAAAGTGCCTGTTTTGCCTGCTGTAACGGCGCGATAGTAGTTACTGTCTGCACGGCGAATATCGCCAATCGACGTACTCTTACTGGTTTCCCATACCGGCACTGAATCCACTGCAGGCTGTTCCAGATAGAACAATTTGCCTACCTGCTCCGCGCCAAAAATAGAGGCGCTTGCCGTTAACGTAATTGTCCCGGTGCTGGCGCTGGCATAAACCGTCACTGACTCGTCAATATTGATATCTTCAAATGGCCCGTTCTTCGTTACCACATCAACCAGTTGCCAGTTGTCATGAGCATATCGGCGCAACTCTTTCGGCGGGTATGCCGGGTGAACCAGCGTAAGCACGTCGGCACTTTGCGTGAATTTAATTCGGAACAGATCGGCTTCAGTATATGGCGTGGCAATTTCATAAATAACATTGCTGCTGTTCAGCACCAACGCACCATCTTTGATAACGCGCATGTACTGGTGTCCGAACTCCAGAGCATAAGTCTGAACCGTCGAGAACTGGAACGGGATCAGACGGCATTTCCGATTTGGGTATTTGGCGGCACCGACAAAACGCGTACCAGGTCGATTCTCAACGCCGCCATACTGCCGCACGATAAAATTATCGCACTTGCGCAATGCCACCTGGTACTTCGCCATGTCGATACGTCCGTACAACGACGGTCCAATCTCACCACCAGCAAAGCTGGGCTGGATCCAACTGATAGCCATCAGGACAACCTCGCAATGGTAAACTCATCAACCGGTGGCTGTGGTTCCTGTGATTCATTCTGGCTATGCGAGCCAGCACTAAGAATCACGCGATTGTACATATTGAGGGCAAACGTACCGAGGTCTGCATTCCCAGTCAGCGCCATGTTAATAGCTGCCGCAAGACGCCAGGCCAGCGCCTCCATAAAAATGGCATCAAACATGTTCACATCTGTAACGCGAGAGACATACTTGAGCCATGCCTGAGGCTGGTCTGTGTAGATCAACTTTCCTGTTCCGTTGGTGTCTGCACCAACTTCGTACTGAACGCGCATTGCTGCTGTTGGATTGCGTACACCAGGAAGCATAATTTCAGTAATGCGCAGACAATCTGACGGGTACTGGTACGCATATTCCCAGTCAGGCGGTGGATTGCTCGTATCTGCAAGCGCCACGCGTTTGGTAGCAAAGTTCCAGTCAAAATCAGAAAGCACAGCATCACGGCAGGCCTCAAAGTGCAGCGAACATTCCCCCGCTTCCTTGCTGGCTTCCGTCAGGCTGTTAATGCTGCGGCTGTTGCCAATATTGGACAGCGCACGATTACAGATCTCTACTACAGAGGCCATCACTCACCTCCGTTACCGTACAGAGTTTCAGCCGCTGATTTTTCTACATCCCCGGAAACAGGAGCGATCGCCATATCAGTGATCTGCAGATCGGCGCTGCGATTAACACCATCGTCAGTTTCTCTGGCAGACAGGCCTCGAATAACAGCCTTTGCAGTTATCATCACTTCTGTTCCGACGCCCTGAGGTTGCGCCTTCAGCTTATTCAATGTGTCGTTATTAAGAGTGATGCACAGCCCCCACGGGTATTCATCGCGAGTTCTGGTTTCTCCGCTCTCATCCTGGTAGCTGTCAGTGCCGGTTTTGAGGTTTACGAGTTCCATATACACTCCTGCAATAAAGGGGCCGAAGCCCCTTGTCTGATCCGCGAGGCTTACACGCCCAGTTCTTTACGCTTATCTGCGATCTTCTCGCGGAGCGTTTCGGCTTTGGCGTTATGGTGTGGCTTCTCGTTAAAGAGCAATTCGTACTCTTCACGGAGCTTATCCAGTTCACCATCATCTGACACGTCGTTGATGATTTTGGTGCTGGTTGCTGCCATTGACACCTTTCCTGCAACTTTTGCTTTTGCCTGTCTGGCTGCATCGTTAACAGGTTCCAGTGCGCTACCAGGCTCACCTTCGTATTCGATTTCTGCCCCCTCCGGCCACAGAGTGTTATGGATATGAGAGAGGCGCAGAACGCGGTATCTTGGTTTCTCACCTGACATCGATATCACCTTAACCAGTTACTTTTGAGCGGATCGGATACGGCGTATTGGCATCAACATCAAGACTGATACCAGCAGTGAATTCGCCAGCCGTTAGTGGGCCAGTTGCGACGGAGTAGTTAACACGCAGATATCGCTGAACACCGGCAGGCACCTTTGCAGAAACAACTCGTTTACCTGCTGTCAGGGCGGTCTTTGCCAGTGCGCCACTATCATAAATAGTGGTCCATGAGCTGTTATTCTCACTCGTCTGCAACTGGATGTTTACAGTTGCATCACCGCTTGCTGCGGCGGCTGTGTTAACCAGCGCCCAAAACTCAAGCGGGTAACCCACGCCGATATCACGACGTTTTCCGTCAATTGGACCGAGATCGATTACGTCAGTAGAAGCCGCGGTATTCGTAACCGCCTGAGCTTCGGAGAACATCAACAGTTTGTCGGTGATCATCTTCTTTCTCCATTAGTGGGTCTGTTACGACCCACAGGTTAATAACAGGCGTTACACCACGCGGGCTTCTGTTTCCAGAAGCGCATCAGTTTCACGGATTGGTACACCACGGAATGAAGTCCACCACTCGCCTTCTGTCTCTTTTACGCTGATAGCCAGAGATGTTTTCTCCAGAGACTGCAGATCAAGAGCCTGGCCTACAGTGCGGTTCATGTAGAACACCGGGCGGCCCATGCCACGGTTTGGAATGCGATGTAGTGCTTTAACCATCAACTTCGCAATATTTGCGGCAGAGGATGGTTCTGAAAGATTGCTGACATCGATGTTTGCAATGCGAACAACATAACGCCAGTCACGCAGAGCAAGTCCGTTATCCCATTTGTAATGGGTGCGATAGCCTTCGTACTTGCCGCCATTAGCATCTTCCAGTGTCACCTGGCCTTTATCTTCCATCTGGATGCCAGCCTTCTGCCCTTTCGGGAAGATGCCATGCACGGTGTTTTCGCCCCACACCACTAACCAGATTGAGGTGTTATCTGTACCCGTGCCACCAGCATCAATGATGTTCTGAGCATTACCCGCAGACAGGCTGGAATAGCGGGAGGACAGTCCCATAAACTGCTGAGGGTTAACGCTGGAATCACCATAAAACAGCGTCTGCGCCATCTGCTGATTCATCGCTTCAATAAATGCGCGGTCTTCAGACAGGCGGAATTCGGCGGTATTGCCGTTCAGATCAGCCAGTGACTTATCGACTTCAGCATAGGTTTCCAGCATGCCCACGGAATCGGTTACCTGCACTGTGGTTGATTTGCTTGGCTGTACGCCATAGTTCAGCAAACGCCAGGTAGCTGAAGGTAAACCAGAACGAATGGTGGTGCGGTGTCCGGTTGGAAGGTTGCCTTCAACAATCAGCATGTCTTCCAGAATCGGATTCGTTTGACTGAGAAGTTCGGTAATTTTATCGATTTTCCCATTAGGATCGACGCGCTTACCCCAGTCTGCCAGCGTCAGCGCAATTAAGCCTTTAACAGCCATTGTCATTTCCTCTCTTATTTGCCATAGAGCACTTCGGCCGCACTACGCTGGCCTTCATTACCACCGGTGACCATGCCATCTTCAGACATCGCCTTTCCGATTTTCACGAACGTTTTGACCAGATCAGGGTGATTACCCAGTCCGGTGGTGTTCAGATATTCTTTGAGCTCGGGTGTCCCGAACTGTTCAAGCGCACGCTGTGCGGCGCTAAGGTTAGAAATCAACTTGTCGCCACCGATTTCTTTGTCAGCTTTTACATCAGCAGCCCACTGCTCGGTTGTTTTCTGCCAGGCTTCTTCCTGGCGCTGCTGCACACCTGCCAGAATCTTCGGATAAGCATCAACCAGCTTTTGCGCTTGCTCGTTGGTCAGGTTTAGTTCTCGCGCCACCGGCTCGAATTCCTTCAACGCTTCTGTATCCAGCTCTACGCCTTCGGCAGCCTGAAACTCGTACTTTTCAGGCGCCCCCTCTGGTTTATCGCCGTCCTTTTTTTCATCCTGCTTATCGTTTTCAGGCTTTTTGTCATCAGCAGGTTTATCGCCATCAGCAACAGGTTGTGGCTTATCACCTTCCTGTTGTGATGGATCACCAACTGGAGCAGGGTTATCACCTGCAGGCGCTGACGGTTCTGACGCAGCCGGAGCTGCTCCACCATCGACTGGTTGCTCATTGCAAAGACGGCGATACATCAAACGCTCAAATAAATTCATGATCACTCCTGTTCACTGGCCTCTTTGGCCATCTTCAAATACTGTTCAGGGCAATGCGCCATAACGCGCTGAAACAGTTCCAGCGCCAGATTGCGTTGCCCCTCATTAAATGCCATTGCCATAGCGTCCATCGGTGAGATAGCGGAAAACACACGGCCTTTCTCCAGCACCGACCAGACAACGCGACGCCCCTGTTCACTGCTCATGACAAAGCGAATGTCATCAATTTCACGCTGTGCCATGTCACGTTGCTTACGGGCGTTTTCTTCTTTCAGTTGATCATCTTCGTAATCTGTCATTGTGATTGCCCACCCTGACCACTAACTGCATTCGCCATAGCTGACAAAACACTCGGATCCGAAGTTTTAGCTTCGCTTAGCGTCTTGGCACCCTGTGCCGCCGCCATCCCCATCGCCATCATTTGTTGCTGCTGTTGTTGCTGTGCCCGTTGCTGGCGAGCCTGCTCAACCTGTTCCTGCGGAACAATGACGGTTGGAGACACTCCGGACATATCAGCGAATGCATCGATCGCCTGATCAACGTTGAGTTTGTCGAGAGCTTCTGGTTTCGCTTGCGCAAGTTGACCAATGAAGTTAACCGTGGACGCCAGACTGGACAGGCCGATAGACTTCTGCGCCTGAGCCATGACGGAAATGTATTCGACCTTCAGGGGCATACCTTCCATCACGTCTGGCGGTGGCGGCAGCATGTTTTTACGCACCATCATCGAGAAAGAGCGGTCAATGAGAGGATTAAGACATTCGTCGTTCAGACGCTCCAGAACCGGCCCCAACATCAGAAGTTTTTCTTCTTTCATTTCGATCACCGCTTCAACAGGCATCGAGCGGGTATTGATGTTCTGCAACATCATGAACAGATCGACAAAGTAGGCGCTGTTAATGATTTGACGAGTGTCCTGAATGTCTGCCACCAAATCTGCTGTACTGGGGTTAACCAGATAAGCAGGCCTGAAACCATCCTGACCAGTAATCTGATCGATATACGTGATGTCGCCAGGAAGAAGGGAGGCACGCTGATTCTTGAGGGAAGTCGGAGCAACCATCGGCGGATTGGTGGCTTTATCAATCAACTGCGACTTGCGCTTCTGGAGAAGCTGCAATGCCTTAACAGGTCCAAGCGCCAGCATACCCGGGCATGATGATCCATAAACATCTTCGCCGTTAACTTCCCAGCGCGGAGCCATAATTGGAAACTCATCGAATCCGGACTCACGCAACAACTTGTCGTTATCGCCACCAACCTCGTAATAAACCGATTTGAATGGCTTGTTCTTGCTATCCAGCTTCGATGTATCGCGGTCAATGTTCGGGTAAACCGAATGCATCACTTCAATCCACTTCTCGTAGGTGCCGCTTTCCCACATGCTTTTTACGGATTCGCTGACGTTATTTAGCCCGAACTCCTGAACAAGCTGACGAACAGTCATAGAGAACTTGCGAAAACAGGTGTCCACACTGCCACGAGGTGAGTTAGCCAGGTAGTAACTGCCTATCGGGAATGGCATTGTGCGAATGATGTCCTCGTCATCCTCCAGCACTGCCATTGCACCAGTGCTGTATGTGCCGAGGCTTCCGTATAACTGCGGCAGCGACTGATAGAGATTCGACTTATTGAACATATCGTTCATGCGGTTCTGCACCGCCTCAAGCCACAACTTAACAGGGCCATAATCCATCATTTCAGGATCTGGCGTAGCCAGGCGAAACCACGGACGGGCGGGGCTTGTTATGCCTGACATCATGCCGCTGGCAAGAGTGCGCGCCGCCATAGTCCCGGTCGAATCAATAATGCGTGTATTGCGTCGATCGTTACGGTTAACCTCAGAAGTCAGAAAGCGGGAACCACGCGGGTTGATGTAATCACTCAACTCGCGCCAGTGCGGCTCGAACGACTGACGCTCGCTTTCAAGTTGTGCGAACTGTTTGTTCAATCGCTCTTTAGTTGTTTCCGCCATTTCAATGACTCCGGTTACTGACCAAGCAGCGTTTTACCGCTGGTATTAGCGGTTGATGTGTCGCCCTGAGAACCGGTAAGCAGCGTAGAACTACGACCAGCAGCAGCGCGACGGCGACGTGTTTCTTCGTCGCGGGCATCAACAACGGCGGCATCCTGCTCCTGTGGTGCTGCCTGAACTTCTGGTGTTGCAGGCACTGATGGTGAGCTACCCATGCACATATCAATGACTCCGTACGCAATTAAATTATTACCAATTTAACCACATATGATTTATTTATCGTAGATAGTTGACATTTAACGCACAAATTATTACCTTTCAGGTAACCAAAGAGTTCATTCCGGTTACTAACCTGACTGGCTTGTCGTTAAATTGAACAGGTGGAGTGAGCTTTTATTTTGAGCAGTACGGCGTATGGCACATGCGCCGATAGCGGTCTGGATACGTTTAAGGGGCACCCTCCCTTGCTCGGGCAAACGAACCAGGTAGCCGGAATGTGCAAGTCGAGCGGTTTTATTCCGCGCACGGGGATTCACCATCCCGGCGATTCGGTGTGACGCCTCGGAAGAGACGAGGGTACAACGATGAGAGCATTTATGGAGCCGAGACAAAGTGTGGCGCCTTAACAGGCTAAGTGCTCTCAGCGTTGTGGCATTAGCTCAGTTGGACAGAGCAACCGCCTTCTAAGCGGTTGGTCGCAGGTTCGAATCCTGCATGCCACGCCAGAATCACGCCTGAGGACCGTGATGCCAGAAGTTCCAGGGGCTTGGCGGTGATGGTTTCCCTTGAAGGCCTATCACCGCCCTTTTTACAGCAGGACGCCATTGCGATGACTTCATGCTGTAAACCCGTACAGCCACGGAAGGCATAACTCATTGCTTCCAGTTCGCCCGGTTCGCCGGGCATTTTTTTTGCCTGATGACCACAAATTACCTTAAAGGTATAATCATGAAAAACTTTAAGGTAATTAGTATGTTCGAATCGTTCAAAGAGCTGTTTTTATCTACTGCCAATACTGCCGTGCATCGAGCTAAAAACCCTGTGCTTGGTGCTTTTGTTATGTCCTGGTGCGCCTTCAACTGGAAATCACTTCTTTATCTGTTTTTTAGCAAATCAAATATAATAGATAAAATTTCATACATCTCAGATAACAGCACATGGAAAACTGTTATGTTTTATCCATGCTTATCTGTAATTACTATCTGCTGCCTATTACCATGGGTAAACAATATCATTAACGTATGGCAAGCAAAACCTCTTGATAATAATGACTCAATCGAAAACCACCGGAAGGCAAGAAAAATACAACGTGAAACACGGCTACAGAGATTGCTGGCTAAAAAAGACATTACTTACGAAAAAGTAAAAACAGGCGCTGAAAAAAACATTCAAGACATGAAAGAGGAAATAATTCTTTCAAAAGACAGAATGGGACAACTCACATCTGAATTGAAAGAGAGGGAGACAGAACTGCGCGCAGCACAAGCTCGTATTTTAGAATTATCTAAGGTTATTGATGAAACAACATCTAAACTAGAAAATCTAGAAAAAACTCACAAAAATTTAAAAAACGAATATGAGTCCTATAAGAAAAACATTCCTTTGGCAACAAATAATACAATTGCTAATGGGCTTGTAGGTCTAAAATCATTACAAGACTTTAATGAGTCCGTAAAGAAACTTGGCGTTACTGGAATTAACAATCCAGAAATCAGTACATTATTGAATAATCCTCTAGTAAATATAAATGGTGATTTAAATTCCACCTATCAAAGAAAATCAAAAACACAAAAGTAAAAATCATTCAAATGGGTCATAGTCTGTTATAGCCCTGCCCTGCTGCTGCCGTGGGTCATTAGTTTTCTTGGCTACCGGGAACGCAAACGTCAGCAGTAGCGCATCGCCTTTACCAGGAGAACGCCCAAGCCGCTCCTTGATATCTTCCTTCGGTTCGATAACGATTTTACCGTCCACTCGAACTTTGTACTCTGCCGCCGACAGGTCGTCCGCTGTTTCCTGGTCATCAAGCATGCCGCCCAGCCTCAGCCATGTCTTGCATGAGTTGAACATCTCCCCACGCTTGTTGAGCATCTGCGGGTCAGTAGACGCGCCACCAAACGGAACAAGTTGCCATGTACGACCCCAGCCGTCACCGATTGACTTCAGACCAGTTCCGTAACCGAAGTCGATGAACACTGCGTCAGCCTGGTACTGGTCTTCAAAGTCAGCGATACGCTTCGCCATTATCAGATCGTCAGTGGTCTTGTTGCCAGTCCACAGCACCTTACTGTGTAGCCCCTGCCGCAGGTATATCACAGCGTCATCAACGCCGGAGTATGCCGGGTCAACGCCAATTATCACCGGAGCATGTGCAACCTGCGCAGCGGTTACCACCCGTTTCATTGCCTCGTCAGTAAGACCGGTAGGGATAAACTGCAATTCAGATGCATCAGGGAATATTCCACGCACACGGATTTTAACGAAGTCGCTGTCTTCCCCGTAGTCATCAACCCATTTCTGCAACTGCTGTTTGTTGGTGCCTTCCACCGTCCGGCTGTCAATCTGCGCAGTTTTCCAGCGGTGTTTATATTTGCGGAAACATTCGCGGAAACGTCCGGTATTACGCGTCGGGTTTCCGAACGCCACCCAGATAATCTCAGTGTCTTCGTCCGTTAGCGCACCCTCGGCAACTTCCCACACCAGATCCGCAATGTTCGACGCTTCATCGAATACCACGATGATGCGTTTGCGCTCGTTGTGTAGTCCGGCGAATGCCTCAGTGTTGTGCTCAGACCAAGGGATTGCGTCAGCTCGCCACCGCTTGTCGTGCCCAGGGTCATTGCTGTACATCGCGGTAGCGGTACAGGTAAACCAGTCTTTCGTGATAGCAAGGTTCGACCACTTGATAATTTCCGGCCAGGTCTTCGTTCGTAGCTGGTTGTCGGTGTTGGCGGTCACCACGACCTTACAATCCTCGCAAGTGGACATGCCCCAGTTGATCAGCATTGAGATAAATGCGGATTTACCAATACCGTGACCAGAAGCGCGTGCCAGCATAAGCGGCTGATAGCGCGTCTCTGGATTCTGCAGGTGATCACGTATCTCTCGGAACGCATCAGCCTGCCATTGACGTGGGCCGGTGGCATGTGCCAGTTCAGTCCCCTCTTCCCCCCACGGGAACGCATAGAGGGCATAGCCAAGCGGATCGTGAGTGAACCCTGCAATATCCTCGATCAACTGCTCTTCAGGAGATAACGATGTATCTGTCACTGATTACCATCCTGACGTTCTTTGAGTCGCTTCCTGGCTGCTGCTATGCGATCAGCAATTGTCACATTCACATTAACATCCAGACGTTCTTTGAACGCGTTGACATCAACATGCTTACCAATCAGCTCAAGGTTCTTCACCTTGTCAGGCCATTTAATTTTTTTGAGGATTGTCTCTATCGAATCCTCGTTCATGTTCATGATGATCGATGACAGATCAAAGCCACTAAGCGTAGTGCGCCAGATTTTCGGCCACTCACGGATTGGTTTAAGGCTCCCATCGTCGTTGAGGATGTCGATCACGTCCATCTGGTCGATCTCCACCAGGCGCATGAGAACGTAATCAGCACTGACGCGCATTCGTTTGTTGCGCTCCTCCATCAACTCGGCAATCCGTTTTTGAATGCGTTCATCGCGCATCATGACACTGGCTTTAACTGCCGCTGTATTTGGGGAGAATCCTGCATTAATCGCTGCCTGAGTCTGGTTTTCAGGCGTTTTGATGTATGACTGGCAATAAGCCTCCTGCATTGCTGTTAGTGGCTTAAATTGCGTTGATTTGCGTTTATAGGTTTTAGGTTCAGCAGGCATCATAACCACCGTGGTAATAGTTACCGTTGTGGTAATAGTACCATGCAAAATAAAGCCGCCATAGTTGGCGGCAGTATTCAAAACCATCAAATTCATCATGCATAATCTACTCGTGACATGTCACACTATTAATTTCGTTTCATGCCAGCCTTTAGTCACCCAGCATTGCGAGTCACCATTACACGGGCATGAATTAACTGGAACTCTCTCGCCGCACTTACCGCAACGTTTTCTGCTGATCGATTTTATACGCCCGCGCACGCGTGCATCATCCTGGCGGATCAGTAACGCTATATACTCACCAAATTCGTAAGGCGCACGCCCGGGGCGACGCGTGGCACAGTTACGCTCCAGCATTTCAATTTCCTGAGCATCAAGCACAATCTCCAGTTTACGCACACCAGATGCAGCTTGTCTGGCTCTCTGAGCGGCTTTGCGCTCTGCTGCTGATTTAGCCATCAATATTTACCTTTATCGCGAACACCTTTACCGGTTTATCGCCGAAGTGCGGATGTGTGATTGTCTTGATTTCATACCCTTCATACGGGACGTCTATTCTGCGGCTGGAATCGTCGCGCTTCGGATATCCCTTTGTGATAATCAGGCGGTCATGCTTACGGTTAACGAGGCGCTTTTTCCAGTAGTCATTACACAGGCGATACTCTTCCGTTTTCTCCCCGCGAATCATGGCATCGAAGTATTCACCTTTGACGGCAAGTTGCAGGTTAGCCACGGTTAACCTCCTGCGGCGGTTTTGCTGCAAAATGCGCAATACCTTTATCCCAGATGGATTTTATGGTCGTCCACGTGACTGGTACTTTAATTTCAATTCGTCCGCTCCCGTCACAGGTATCGCAATCATCATCGCCAAAGCATTCCGGGCAGCTTATAAACGTAGTTTCTGAAAATTCACCGGATAGCACACCCTTAGCGCCGTTCTCAGCGGTTAGTTTCTTCGGCACTATAACCCAACCATCCGGAGTTACCGGAAGCGAGAACGGCAGCACATCTCTGTGAACAAGTTTTTGCTGTGACAGGTTATCCAGAACTTTCTGTACTGCTGCATCACCGAATACACCAAGCGCATCTGCCATAACTCCTACAACCTGATAAGCCTCAGCGCATACCGTGGATAAACCATCCGGAATTACCGGAGAGTTTACGGCTAACGAGCGACCCAACTCAGCGCGGGCTTGCCAGGCTAACCAGGCAGCGTTTTTTGCGCCAACACCAGCTATGGGGAGGTTCTCGTCGTTATTCCAGGCATTGAAAGCTGCACGTTCATCAAGCCCAACAGGTACTACTGCCAACTGACTGGCATATTTGTTAATGGTAACGATAAGCTCTTGCTCAGCCTCATCCAGACAATCACCGATACCTCGCCTGTCACCGTCAAAATCATCGAAATCGGCACGAATCCTGGCAACCTTCAGGATTGCGGACAACACCTCACTAGGAATTGCCGGATAGTTGGTTGACGTTTCCGCGATTTCTCGAAAATTATTGGTTGACGAATTCTTGTTTTCCCGAAAGTTTCCGGACTGAAGCATAGCGGCGCGGCAGGTGTTCCAAATCTCCTGAGCGTCTTCATCGTTGAAGAGATCGTCAGAATGCGACGACATCAGCTCTCGAATTTCTGCCGGGCATTTCTCCGGCGCAGCCATCGGCGCTGGCGGCGCGGAGAATAGTGGCTTAGGTGTTATCTCCGCACGTTTTGCGTATGCTTCAACTGTGTCAGGGTTAAACAAAATTATGTTTTCACCGCATTCCCACGCCACCGGTTCTGCTTCCAGCGATGCCAGAGCAATTTCATAAGCACGGCGCTCAATATTGTCTCGCACGTCCAGGCTGCTGATGCGCTCTTTGATTTCTTTAATCAGTTCTTTGTCGGTAAAAGTGGTCATATCACTCTCCTTTGATGCGAATGTCAGCGACGCGTAATGCGTGTTCTAGGTCAATCAGGTAAAGCCAACTGCCATTTTCTTTAGGTATCATGACTTGTCGCTCATCTGCATTTATCGGGTGTCCATATCGAAGGTCGTAGCGAGTCGGTAATTGAACTTCCCGCGCTTCCAGTTCAGCAATACGCTTGCACCCATCAGAGATAACTCCCTCGTAATACTCGCGCTGCTCGTTGAGTTTTGATTTTGCTGCTTCAAGCTCAACGCGCAGCTTCCCTACCGTTAGCGCAATCTCCTCGTTCTCCTGGTCGCGGCGTTTGATGTATTGCTGGTTTCTTTCCCGTTCATCCAGAAGCGCCAGCACGGTTTCTGGTCCGGCCAGAAATTTGAAGGCGTTGAGCGCATCAATATCCACACCGTAATCTTTAAGTTCCTGTTCACTTATCAGATCATCATCAACTGGCAACATTAACAGGCGTTCCATTGCCGGAATTGCACGTTCCGCCGCCTCACGCAGTGCCTGGTAATTAATTTCGCTCACTGGTTGCCTCCTTTGCGAAGCTGTTCAGCAATACTTACGCATATCTCTGCGCCTCTAATCAGCCCCGGAACGTTCTTGTTTGGCCCAACTTCACCATCAACAAAATCAATCATCGCGTTACGAGCCATATCCACCCCCTGCGCCCGGACTTCAGCCAGGAAAGCATCGGTGGCTGGCATATTTCCTGTTGCCTTCATGGCCTCCAAAATAACCAGAACGCCATCTCGCCCAACCACCTCAGCGATAACCTCGGTGTTGTCGCCAACAACATCGCAGAATGCCTGAACTGCCTTACGAGCCAGCTCATTCTCCGCCGCCAGCACCGAAAACTTCTCGTGCGCCAACTTAACAGCCGAATCAGCCTGCTTAATTGACTCAGTCGCTCTCTGGTGGTCTTCGGCCAGCGCATTAGCACGCACCAGTTGCACTTCCAGTTGCGTTGCCAAATCGCTGATCAGCTTTGCCACACTGCGCATATCAACGGCACCACATTCTGCTTTCAGTTCCGAAGCCATCTCATGCCCGGCGGAAACTAACCCTTTGATATTACTTTCCATCTTTACCCTCGCTTATCCACATAACTTATTGATTACATTGATAACTAAAAAGATCGTCGATTCAGAACTCTTCGATGTTCCAGCCGCCACCTGCTTTCTTTGGTTTAACCGTTACCCCGATGATTCGGAACGGATACTGATCTGCGGCTACTTTGGTTTTCACCCTGGCGTCGTCGGTCCAGAATCCCCCTTTCACTTCGTGCAGTTCCATCTCTCCGGTGGCGAGCATCACAGCGAAATCGGGCGTATAGAACGTGTTGTCTGCTAACCGCAGCTTAATACCCTCGAATCGATACCAGGCGATTTCCCCTGCACGTTTACGCTGCTCAAGGTGCTGGCAATACGCAGATTCTGTTTTGTTCATCTGGCCTGTTTTGAGTCGACCAAGAGCCTGTATCTGTTTTCTCATGATTTACCTCTAAGGTAATTAAAAACCACATAAGACACGAAATCAATAGAGCTTAGAATATTTTGTTACCTTATAGGTAATTATTGAGGCGTAAAAAAATGCGCTATCGCGCTGGTATTACTTGATAAATCCTGCCGCCTTTCCCCGCCTGTATTCCTCCATCAGCCACTGCGCCGGTGTTATTCCCCCAAGGGTGGCGGCGTTAGGCATGCACCCGAAACTTCGCCCTGGTGGATGGTAAACGTCTCTCCCTGTGTCCGGAGGTGTACTCATGGGCTCTGGCTTTGCCTGTATGCTGATCACCGGATCGGGTATCTGCTGTCCGGAAGCCACCTTTTTCGCCCAATCATCGAGCAGCCTGCGCGCGTGTTTCTCAACCTCAATCTCGCTAAGCTGGCGCTGATACATTGCACGGCGGGTATCACATACGACCCAGTACATAACCGGATGCCGCCACGGGAATCTTTCGGGACCACCAGGATATAAACTTTTTTCCTTGCTGTACCGGTGAAACTCCGCCATCACATCGTCAATGGTGACGCCAAGAACCATCTTGCTGTCTTTGCACCACTTGATGAATTGCCCTGGCGACGGCCAGAACGGAGATTCACTGGCGCGGGCGTGGCGCATACCAGCGTTAACCTGTTCCATTGTAGTGATCCCATTCTCCAGAAACGCAAGCATCCATTGCTTACGGAATTCATTAAGTTTGTTCTGCTCCCTTATGGTCGAAACGCTTGCAGGAAATGCAGCCTGTAACTGGACAAATAGTTCATTGAAAATTCTAGCAACCTGCTCCTTTTTGCCATTGCTGTCACGCCGCTCTTCATGCACAGCAACACCATGCTCACGTAAGCGATCGTACTCATTGAGAAGTTCTGGAGTTGATTTCATCCCACACCCCTTCTATCCAGTCAGTGTTATTCCAGTCAAGCTCATCGCTTTTCCCGGCATTTTTTGATTTTCCCCTGATATGATTTACGTGCCTGGCGAATTTTTGTTCCCACTGAACCTGCGTGAACACTTTGCCCTCAGCCATCCAGTAATCCCGGAATGCAGCAAGTTCAGCAGGTGTAAATTCAGGTTCCGGCAGGGCCGTTCCCCACAGCGCAGCACGCCGCCGAAAATCTGGCGACGGTAGCCAGCCATCTGTCATCGGAAATTTCCCGATGGGTTCACTCAGGCCATCCAGAAATTCAGGTTCTGCCACCTGCAACGGCGTACTGTTCGCTTCACTGGTCGGAGCACCCTCGCGCACGTGCGCTATGTGTGGGGTTTTATATATATCTTCCTCTTCCTCTTCCTCTGGTAACTCCTTTTGTAACGCTGTTGGCGTTACTTTTTGCGTTACTCGTTTTCGATGCTCTGCCACTCTTCTATTCGTAAGTGCACGTTTTTTCGATGATTCTCCATTGTGTCGCTCAAAGTTTGGAAGAATTAGTTTGCCGTCATGATAAGCAAGCCATCCGACGCTAATGAGGGCGTCAGCAAATCCTGTAATAAAAGCGAGTCTATCAAGTACTCCTTTTGTAACGCTGCCAGCGTTACCGTCTATTGTTTGCTGGTCAGCCCATGCCCATATACGAACCAGCTTTCCAAGAACAGCATCTGGATCAATACCCAGAATTTCTGCTATCTGAAAAATTTCAGGTTTATCAGGAGTGATAACTTCAACCTTAATCCAGCTGCTTGCCATAGGTTTCCCCTCTTGCACTCTTTAGTGCACAAGCAAATTCATTACGATGGCGGTTGGCGCTATTCATTGCACATTCAACACATGTTCCGTTCAGAACATACCTTTCAGAGAGATGGCCGTGACGGCACTGCTTTCCTGTGAAATAGCGATTTAACCCGGCTTTTGCGGCCTCCATTCTGGTTACTATCTTCAATTTTTCCGCCCCTTTTTGTTATTGATATTGGCTATTTTGCACAATTGGAAAATTTGATCAACCAGATTTGGTTTTTTATTACCTTTGAGGTACGAATAGATATGAAAAGACCGCCGGGTGGCGGTCTACAGAGGGTTGTAGCTGGATATCATGAGTAGAAGAAGTATGCCAGTTCTGCTTTTGAGCGCAGCCATTGTCTTGTTTTACAGGCTTTAAAAAGCCCATTCATCAATACTTTACCTGGCATTTTGCGCTTGCCTGTTAAGTGAGTCTGGATATAGTGACTCGTCGTTCCGGCTTCCTGTGCGAAGGCTTCACGCTCATCCGGAGTAAGTGCAAGCCAGTGCTTTTTGAAATCGAAATGTCCGTTATCGCTCATAGCTATTGCCTGATATTTATTTCAGATAATAAATATTCACCCATAAGGTAACAAAAATCAAGGATAGTTACCTATGAGGTGCATTTACCTGTTGGGTAATATTGCTTTAAATTGAATCATCTACTGATTCATATATGAGGCGATTTTCCAGAAAATGAAAAGTATCCAGGACGTCCGCAGGCAAAATCTCAACGACTTGATCGACCGTGAATTCAATGGTGTTCAGACGCGGATGGCAGAAAAACTTGGAACTCAGGCAAATCTGGTAAACCGCTGGGCTCTTGGCAAGAAGGTTATCGGCGACCAGGTTGCACGAAAAATTGAAGCTGCCGCCAATAAACCCCGTAACTGGCTTGATATTGATCGTTCGCTTTCTCAGGAGGGTTTTCAGCCTGTCGGCCCGAGCGATATAGGTCAGCTGGCGGCTCACAACCTGGAACGCTGGATGAGCGAAAGCCGCGACCTTTCAACACAGGGAAAACTTCACCGCGCATCCGGCGTCGCCCAGGTGACAATCAGCCGCCTGTTAAACAATGAGGTCAGCGTTTCCATTTCCACCCTGGAGAATGTTGCATCCGCATTCGGGCGTCACGGATATGAACTACTGATTCACCCGCACGACCCTGCGACTATCAACTATGACCGCTCACGCTACGCATTGTTACCCGAAACCGAGAAAGCAAAGATCGAAAGTTACATTGAATTTGTCATCAACCAGAACGAAAAAAGCAAACAATAAAACTATAGTTTTCAGTAAGTAAGCCGCCTCATGGCGGCTTTTTTATTGCCAGATAGATTACCTTACGGGTAATTTTTTTAACTCATATCTATTGACACCAAACCAAATAAGCATAATTATTACCTTAACGGTAACAGACCGAGGTAACAAGTTATGCAGTGGAAAATCATCAACGGTTGGTACTGCGTTACTGCATGCGGATTCATGAGCTGGAAGTTCCGCACCTTACAGGAAGGCATTAAGTGGGCTTTCGTCAGCAAAGAAGCTCGCGATGTAGCCAACGATAACGAGATATGGGAGGGCTGATAATGAACGTTAATCAGCAGAAAAATCTTCAAAAAATCATGCTGGCATTCGACAAGGACTACCGCCTGTCAGAACAGCTATATGACCGACAAGTTGAACTGATTGAGAGCATCCGACTTCATCAACTGTCCTCAACTTTCGACGTTGTAACAGGCAAAGGCGTTCGTCAGGAAGTGCTGGAGGCTGCTAAAGACAGCCCTGAGTTCGAAGAACTGATGGATTCCTACCGGCGCGAGGCAATGGCAATTATCGCCCGCTGGGATCTGGCGGATCGGATTGATGGGCAGAGGGAAGCGGCATGATGCAGAACGCTGGAATCATGGATAGAACAAAATACATCGGAGGAAGCGATGTTGCAGGGATTCTTGGAATTAGCCCATGGCGCACCCCGCTTGAGGTTTATCTGGATAAGGTCCAGCCACGTGTCAAACCAGTAGACCCAAGCAAGCAGAAAGTTTTCACGCGTGGCCAGCGTATGGAGCCATACGTAATAGACCTGCTTTCTGAGGAAACAGGGATGGAAATCGTTCATCGCGGAAACCGCTATATCCACCGTGATTACGATTTTATTGCAGCTGAGATCGATGCAGAAGCAGCGTCAGGCGAGAACATTGAGATCAAAACAGTTAGTCCGTTCAAAGCCAAAGAATGGGGAGAAATCCAGACAGATGCAATTCCTGTGCATTACACGGCCCAGGCCATGCACGGGTTGATGGTTACAAACAAACAGGTATGCGTTTTCGGTGTGCTTATCGGTGGCGACGACTTCCGAATCTATCGGGTTGAGCGTGATGAAGAAACTATCCAGGCGATCTTAGAAAAAGAAATCGCTTTCTGGGACCGAGTGAAAAATCTTAACCCGCCGGAAGCTACCAGCGTAAGCGATGTATCGCTGATGTTTGAGAAAGATGCCGGGACAAGTATCGAGGCTGACGGAAAGGCACTCGCACTATTCAACGATCTACGAGACATGAAGTCACGCAGAAAATCACTGGAAGAAGAAATAGCTATATCAGAAGAGAAGCTGAAGATGTACATGCAAGAGCACTCAGTCCTGACCCTGGACGGAAAGCCGCTCTGCACATGGAAATCTCAGATCAGCAACAGATTCGACCAGAAGCTATTCCAGTCAGTACACCCTGAGTTATTCGAAAAATTCAAAACAACAACGACACAACGCGTCTTCAGAATGAAGTAAGGAGAAAAAATGTCTATCAATGCACTTAAGGCAGCGGCTGCCGGTAACCAAGTTGCACATCATAATGAGAAACCAACAACTCTGGCCGGACTTCTGGCAGACCCAAAAATTAAAGCTCAGATGGCTTTGGCACTTCCAAAGCACATGACAGCAGACCGTCTGGCGCGCATAGCAACCACAGAGATCCGAAAGGTTCCAAAACTTGCATCATGCGACCAAGCCAGCTTCCTGGGGGCAATTATGCAATGTGCCCAATTGGGTCTTGAACCAGGCGGAGCTCTTGGACACGCTTACCTGATACCGTTCGACAAACGCCAGAAAGTAAATGGAAGATGGGAAACCGTATCTACAGAAGCACAGCTGATTATCGGCTATCGCGGAATGATTGACCTTGCCCGCCGCTCTGGGCAGATCCTGAGTATCTCGGCTCGTACCGTACATACAAACGACAAATTCAGCTACTCATACGGCCTGGAAGAAACGCTCGAGCATTTACCTTGCGAAACAGGTGACCGCGGAGAATTAACGCACGTTTACGCCGTTGCACGACTGAAAGATGGCGGAGTCCAATTTGAAGTTATGAGCCGGGCAGACATTGAGAAAGTTCGTGCACTGAGCAAAGCCGGTAGCAGTGGCCCATGGGTTGATCACTTCGATGAGATGGCTAAAAAAACAGTAATTCGCCGACTATTCAAATATCTTCCTGTTTCTATTGAAATGCAGAAGGCTGTTGTTATGGATGAGCGCGCTGAAGCTGGACTTAGCCAAGATAACGCAGCTGTTATCACTGGTGAATATTCCGTAGTTGACGATGAGCGTCAACACCTGTCGCCAATTTCAGATTCAGAACGAGAAGAAGCTCGAGAATATATCATCGCGATACTTAATAGCCTGGATCCATCTGCTGAAGATGCAAAAACGATGTTCAAGAGCGCTGAAAATGAGATTAACACCATGGCTGAAAAGCTCGGTGATGAATATCACCAAAAATTCATGATGACGCTTAACGATATGCGTCCAGAATTCGAGTAACCACCACCGCGGTGCCACACGCGCCGCACTGCAACCAAGAGAGGTATTTATGAAAGGTGCATTAGGTAAGAAGGAACTCCTGGCGGTGGTGCCACTGTCATGGAGCACTATCGACCGTATGGAGCGCGCAGGGGAATTTCCTAAACGCTGGTATATCACTGACAAACGCTGCGCATGGAACCGTGACGAAGTTGAGCGTTGGCTTGATGAACGTCAGGCAGCAAGCCCGGCAGAGTTCCAGGGTAAAAAACCTCCTGTTCAGCAACGTGTATATCGTCCCGTGAGCAACGCTGCATGAGTGCGCTGCTAAGGCACTGGATCAAATGGTCAGGATGGTACTTATTCCTGGCCTCTGTTTCAGCATGGCTTTATCTGCTGGCATTAATTTTCAGAGAGGGTTGGATTAAGTGAGAAAGTTAAGCCGACTTGAAAAATATCACATGAATAAGGTTTCAATGCGCAGTCCGTCAAAGATTGTCGCCGTTACTCCTGCGGCGATAGAGATCGAAAAACGCGCGATTGAAAGAGAGAAAAAAGGGCAGTTCCGCATTGCCGCTCACCTTTGGCTTCAGTGTATGGATGTTGCTTCTGGTGATGTTGAGCGTGCAAGGATCGCGGTTCGCAGGGACCAATGTATCACAAAAGGTAACGGCCTTCGCCGTGGAGACTATAGCGGTATAGGATGTTGCGGGGTGGTTTATGACTAAGAAATACACACTAATCTATGCAGATCCACCCTGGGTATACCGGGACAAAGCCGCAGATGGTAATCGCGGTGCCAGTTTTAAATATCCGGTTATGAGTGTGATGGATATCTGCCGCCTTCCTGTGTGGGATTTGGCCGATGAAAACTGTCTGTTGGCCATGTGGTGGGTGCCAACACAACCACTCGAAGCGCTAAAAGTTGTTGAAGCCTGGGGATTCCGTCTGATGACCATGAAGGGCTTCACGTGGATAAAATGTGGTAGTCGACAACCAGATAAACTGGTTATGGGTATGGGACACATGACTCGCGCCAATAGTGAAGATTGCCTGTTTGCGGTAAAGGGAAAACTACCTACGCGCATTAATGCAGGGATCGTTCAGTCATTTACCGCACCGCGGCTTGAGCATTCAAGAAAGCCAGATATCGTTCGTGAAAAACTTGTGCAATTATTAGGCGATGTTTCTCGCATTGAACTGTTCGCCCGCCAGACGTCTCATGGCTTCGATGTTTGGGGTAATCAGTGCGAAGACCCGGCAGTGCAACTACACCCTGGATACGCGTTGGATATTGGCGGATTAACAAATGCATTCAGCAATGCTCCGCTGTCACCAACAGACAACCAGGGGCGGGAGCGTGCTGCATGAACAGGGCATCACCAGCAGATTTAAGAAAATGCCTTGAAACTGCAAACATGCTTGCACACAGCGGGATCAGGTTTGTTCCAATTCCCGCTGTCACTGATGCTGAATTTGCAACACTGTCAGCAATATTCGAAAACAAAATTGAATCACTGGCAGCAGAAGCCGAGATGGAAGAAAATCAGCAGAATAATTAAACGTTATTCCCCCGCCATCCACTTCTCAAACTTCGACGGGGAGAACGGAATCAGATCCGTATGCTCCCCGTTAATCCAGGAATCAATCATATCGGCCCACTGCTGCAACATGTAGGCGCGCTGTCTGGCGTATTCCGCTTTGTTATATACGGCGCGCACACCTTTCTGCTCATGTGCCAGAGCCTTTTCAATCCAGTCTGAAGGATAACCAGCCTCATGCAACAACGTACTGGCTGTACGGCGCATATCGTGTACGGTGAAGTCCTGAATATGCTCACCATCTTCATTTATTATTTTCACCGTTCTGTCGATCAGAGAGTTCAGCGCGGCATTAGATAATGGCTTCCGGAAATTGTAACGACCAGGAACCAGATATTCACTTCCACCAGCGCACATCTGCAACCCAACCAATATATCCTGTGCCTGTTTAGGCAGGTAAATAACGTGCGCCCGGCTTCCCTTCATGCGGTCTGAAGGAATTGTCCATGTCCATTTTTTAAAATCTATTTCATCCCACGTTGCATTGGTGAATTCGCCTTTACGAACCATAGTGATAAGCACCAGCTTTAAAGCCATTTTCATAGTGCCCATAGCACCAATGGCATCCAGCGTGCGGAAGAACAGGCCAATTTCTTCTGGTGTCAGTGTTCGCTCTCGTGGTTTAAATATGGCGATAGACGAAGGTTTAATGTCAGCCGCAGGATTAAACAAACCATGACCACGGTCATTGGCGTGACGGTATACGCTGCTGATGATCTCCCTGGCCTGTACTGCTGTTGCCCGGCCACCGCGTTCGACAATCCGGTCACACAAATCACGAACCATCGATGTGGTAATTTCAGCCATCATTTTATTGCCAAGAACCGGAAGTATGTCACGGTCGATCACCGCCTGTTTCATTGCGCGGGTACTGTCAGCCAGGATGACGTGTTTCATATAACTGTCGGTATGTACCGCAAACGTCTCGGCACCACGAATCTTTTTGATACCGTCACGTTTAGCCGCAGCCGGTGACTGGCCTGCTTTAAGCAGCTTCTTTGCAGCAATCAGTTCTTCTCGCGCTTCTGCCAGGCTGATACCGTCACGCCCATACTGCCCGATTACCAGTGTTTCGCGGCGACCGTTGATACGGTAGTCATAGCGAAACGAGACCGTGCCTGACGTAAGCACAGCTACATACAGCCCGTCACGATCGGAGACCTTGTACAGTTTGTCCTGCGGCTTGAGGTTTTTTAATTTTGTATCGGTAAGCACAATTCACCCGTATAGAAACCATTTTCATGACGGTATGAGAGTATACCTTTAAGGTAATACCGTCACCTGTACCGACGAAAAATATGGTGTAGAGTGAATAGAAATGAATACATAAAAACAAAAACCCTCTGTAAAAACAGAGGGTTAAATTGGTATCTGAATAGGAATGAGTTGCTATGAGTTAGCTGTTAATCATTCCCACTC